TGGCGAGGATTGAGACGGCAACGCATAGAAAGCGTCGCAAATCTCGTCGCGCTGGAGTTCCTTGCCCCAATCGACGAGCATCGGCTTTGCCTCGGCGAACAGATCGATGCTGCTCTTCTGCTCTTCCGCGTTGTTGATGACGACCGCGTTACGCGCCCAATCGATCCAAAGGCGCATGCCGTAGTTGTCGAGCGCTTCTTCGTTGCCGACCATCGGCCCGGAGGCGATAGCCGCCGCCTGGAGGCGGGCCATCAAGGGCACGTTGATCTGCTCGCCGCCATTCTTGCCGCCCTTATCAAGGTCGGGAATGACGCGGATGATCGAGTTGATGTCCGTCCCCATATAGGGGCTGAACAAGTTTTCGCGAACGTATTCCCGGAAAATCTGCTTCCGGAATACGATGAGTTTGTTGTTTACTTGAGTGACGGACGCGGCCATCGCTCTATCCTTTCTGGTTGATCGCGTCCATGACTGGCGCTAGGGCCTTTCAGCCAACACGCTTGATGAATGCGACTTAGGTTGTCCAAGCTGAATTGAACGTCGCGCTTTCCGACCCGTCATAGATTTCGAGGTCGTTTGGCGCGCGCGTGTTGCCCCCTCCGGCACGATTAAGCGAAGCGGGAAGTCTGACTTCTGTTCGAGGCTTGCCGTTGTTGCCGGTCGCCGCCTCGCCGCGCAGCTCTTGGATGAGCTGCTTGCGAAACTCGGGATCGGCCATTAGGGCCTTGCGCGTGTCTTCGGCGATCCTAGCCTTGTAAGCGGATGGATCGTCGCCGACCTCGCGAAGCGCCTCGTTGCGCTTGTGCCATGTCACCACCGCCTCGCCCGGGTCGGGAAGGTCGATGATGCGCTGCACAAGGGCGCGGTTGTCGGGATTGTCGGCGCCCAATGACTTGAGAGAGTTGAATGCCGCGTCAAAGGCGTCGCCGTGACGGACGCGAGCCATCGCCATGCTCGTGTTGATGCGCTGTTCACGCATCTGGTTTTGAAGCTGGACGATTTGCTGTTGCTGCTCGCGCTTGATGTGCTCGACGAAAGCGGTCGGGTTTTCGAACAGATCGGGCGCTTCTTCGGGCTTTGGCGGTTCCGGCTTCGGCTGCGGCGTGGCCTGTTGCTGACGAAGGAAAGACTCGAATTTCGCGTTTAGATCGGAAATAGCCTTTTGGCTTGCCGACTTCTCCGCGTCGAGTTGCGCCTTGAGGGCGTCGCGTTCCGCTTGCGCGGCGCGCGTCTTCTCGGCCTCTTCCCGCAAGCGCCCGGAGGGCACACGCCCCTGCGGCTCGTGCGTTGCCTCGGCAGCGAGCGCCTCTGCTTCGGCCTTCTCTCGTTCGGCCTTGGCTTCGGGTGTTTCCTCGTCTCCCGTCTGTTCGGTCGTCGAGGGTTCCTGCTGCTCGCCGGTGTTCTCTCCGTCTCCGTCTCCGTCCTCGGGTTCGTGCTGCCCTTCAAGACCTTCGCCCATAGCTTCGATGCTACGGTCGCCGGTTTCGTCTTGCGTCAACTCTTCCTTGCCGAAGGCGTTTCCGAATATCTCATTTTCGGTGCCTATTATGGCGTCGCGCAAGATATCGTTGACCCGATCTTCGTCATCTTTAGGCATGTTTTTTCTCGCTTATCGCTGGAGATGCGGCGGGATCATTGAAGCCGTTCCCGAAGTAGCTTTGTCCCGTGTCGCGGTGACATACGAAGGCTTTATAGAACGGGGCCTATACCCGCGCCTCTTATCGTAAAGTCGACGAACTCTGTTAGATCAAAAGACCGCGCGACCTCGCAAATTCTATCGGGTCTCGTGCGTGCTTCGAACCGTTGCATCTCCCGCATAACAGTTGGAGATTGTTGGGCCAGTTTGTCCCTCCGCGCGACAGCGGCTTGATATGATCAACATGGCCTCCGCGCTTTAGACTAAGACGGCAATCCGGCATTGCGCATTTGTCCTTTTGCGCCATACGGATAAATGCAATGTCGGATGGCGTGTGCGTCCCATCGGCGTTCTTTTTGCGTGAGCGACGATTGCGGCAATAGGCGCGAACCGCGTCCGGATTGTCTTTTTGCCATACCCTAGCTGCCGTGCGCGCTTTGTCTAGGTTTGCCACACGCCAAACGCGCCTATCCTCTCGAACTTTATCAGGATTAGCTTCTCGCCACGCTTTCGTTGATGCGTGTGCTTTTTCTCTATTTCTATCTAAATAAGCGCTGGCTCTCGCGCGCCCTTTTTCCTTGTCCGCTTGATATCGCCCGCGAGCGTCATCACGAGAACATTCAACGCAATTCCCGTTTCCAACTATCCGCGCCGTTATGTGGCCCTTCGGACATGCGTTGCCATTAAAATAATGCTTCACTCCGAGAGCTTTCGCCTCGGCTCTTGTTTTCGGGAGACCATTGCAAACGAAAGTCATGACCCGTTTATAACACGATTCCTATGCTACCCTTGCAACCTGCGGCGCTTGAGGAGCGGCGGGCTGCGGCTGGGCCTGCTGCGGCGGCTGGGCCATCGCTATCAGCTCTTTCACCATTTGAAGTTGTGCAAGCTCCATCTGCGCCTGACTGACGGAGCCCACCGATCCGGCCTCGACGGACGCCTTTTGCGCCTGCGCGTCGGACTTGCGGGCGTCGGCAGCCGTTTTGGCGTTCTTGACCGCAGCGCCTTCCATCTGGAGTTTCGCGGCGGCGGCCTGCATCGCCTGCGCCTGCGGTGTCGGCGGCGGCGGCTGCATCATCTTGAGGATTTTCTGTTTCTGACTGCGCGGCCCCGGCCACGCCTCGATAAGGACCGCCGGCGGGAACGTGCCGGGCGGGTAGCCTTTGAGAAGCTCGAACAGGTCTTGCTCAAGCGACGCCACGTCCTGGCCTTCCTCAAGCATTATGTCCACGTCGAGCGCGCCAAGCGCATTGACAAGCACGGGTCGCCCCCACTGATCTAGCGACATCGTGTTCAACTGGACGAACGCCGCCTTTTGCGTTTCGTCGTCGGTGATCCTGATCCACTTTTCCGAGGTCCAAGCCCGCTGCGCCGTGGTCCAGATCGCGCGATAGAGCCCCAGCTTCCACTGTCGATAGTTGAGGATCAGCGGGCCAAGCTCCGCCATCCCGGGCTGCCGCAACAGTTCAATCGCGCGCCCGGAGATGTTCGCCATCGACGCACCAGACAGGACAGCCATATTGATGCTGCCCATTTGGTCGATCTCATTCGCCGCGTTGGCCGCCATGTCCGTGAAGGCGGCCAAGCCCTGCACTTGGATTTCGTCCGGCTTGAACGCCCTGCCCGGGTTTACCTCGATGTAACGATCCGGGCGCGCCAGTTCGGAGCGCGCCTTCTCGACATCATCGACGGCGCCCTTGTCCGCGATGGCTCCGCGCGAGTTGGCAATATGAAGCTGCTTCGACTTGCTCTGATTGAGCGAATCCTGTGGCCCCTTGAGATTGCGCACGAAGCCGTAGCGGTCGCCATCGTGATCGACGGCGGTCGAAAACATCCGGAACGAAGACGCGCTCTTGCCGCGATCATCAAAGAATGGCGACACGCCTTGATCAAGGATGACGGTCGAGACATAGAACGCCCAGCACCATTTGCCGCGATGCTTATACCAATGCTCGATGATGCGGACGCGCTGCGTCGATGTGATGACCCACTTGTATTCGCGGTCGGCGTTCGTCGTCAGGTCGCTGTCGCCTTCGATGAGCCCGCGAAGCTGATCTTCCTTGTCCGGGAAAAGCTCGATGGCTTCCTCGATGTCGAACCACTTGGAAAGGCCCTCGTATCGTTTGTCGCTGAAATCCACGCGATAGGACTTCGGGTCATAGAAATATTCGTCGCCGATAACCCACGGCAACGCGATGTCCATTTCGCCCTTGTTGTCCTTAGTCAAAACAAGTTGGACGCCCGCGATGCCGTCAACGCAAACCTGCATCAGACACCATGGATCGATGCCCTTGAAGTCGTTCGACTCCAGCACGTAGCGAATGACTTGCGTCGCCAGCTCCGCGCCCTGCTCGCTGCGGACGTGGCGTGGCAACGCCTTCGGATCGGCCCGGCCGCGCTCGACGACGCCGACGATTTGATTGATCTTGCGGTTGGTTCGGTTCCATGTGAGAGGCGGCTGGCGGCGGCGGCGGAGGATATTGATTTGTTCGGCACTATAGTGGGAGCCATGATAATACCTTCTTGACTCTTTTTGCTCTTCCACTTCATCAACTTTACTTGTTAAATAATCTAAATACTGCGTCCTAAGCTTTCTAACATCCAAGAACTGATTTTTCTCTTCATCCTCGTCAACCGGCTTATTCTCTGGCGATTTCTCATTATTTTCGCGCTGGCCCA